CTGATATGATTCTTGGCGTTCATGTTGCTTTCTTACCCATCAGTAAGGTTAGCGTTCTTCATACTGTTGATTCTCATCATATTTCTCGTATGAAGATGCTTTATCCTGGAACGTCGCATGTTTCTGAAGATGCTTCTCCATCTTTAGGTATCTCTTCTTTGTTTGGTGTTGCTTCTGCACGCACATCCACCCCTGTTGCTTTTCCTTCTAAAGGTAAACGTGGTGTTACTCTGTTTGATGACCAAACTGATTGTAAGTATATGATGGCTCATCTTCAACCTTTTGAGAAAGATGGTGCCGTTGTTCATCCTGTTGCTGTTACTTTGAATGCCATTGAAGAGAAAGCTCATGCTCCTCGCGCTGTTGGTAGATGTCTTACGAAAGCTATCAACCACCTCGTTCGTGTTTATAAGTTGATGCGTGATCCTGATCGTAAGTTGTTGCCTTTTTGTGAAGTGGTTTCTGCTGATTCTGGTTTGCCCCATATTGATCTTGATGCAGCTTCTGGTCATCCTTTTAATCAAATTGACTCTGGTAAACGTGTTTTCTTTGATATTAAAAAGAATCTGTTGCCTGAAGCTGATGAATTTTTGCAGTATTTTGAATTGCAACTTGTCCCAACCTCTTGGGTCACTATCGATTTTGCCGACCTTCCTGAAGTTGATGCAATATGTACCGGTTGCAACAAAGATGAGCCTCGTCCTGTTGAGAAGGCTCAAGCCGGTAAGACTCGCCTTTTCGCCGTTTGTCCTCTTCAAGAGTTCATTCTCCAACGTAAGTATTTTTTGGAGTTTGCCAAATTGCTCACTGATTGTAACCTTGCTACTTATTCTGCTCTCGGTTTGAGTCCTTCTGATTATGGTGCCATTCATATGAGTAGTCGCCGTGGTCGTAAAGTTATGACTGGTGATTATAGTCGATTCGATCAATCCTTTAATCGTCGTGTTCTTCGTGCGGTGACTCGTGTCATTCTTGGCTGGTATGGTAATGTTCCTGGTGCTCCAACTCGTATCGTTGATCCTGATCTTCCTCCTCTTGATCACGATAACTTTATGCGTTATCGCTTGTTGGAGCGTTTATCTCATTTTAAAGTCCTCCTTTCTGAGGAAGTGGTTCAATTTGGTATCATGCACCCCAGTGGCTCTTTTTTAACGACGATTATAAATATCGTTGCCCAATCATTATTGTGGAGTGGTTTGTTTATTGAAACCATTGGTGATGATTTTGATGAGCATGCGAGCCTTGTGTTTCTTGGTGATGATTCTAAGGTGGATTGTGAAGAGACCTATTGTCCCACCCCTGAGTATATAACCCAATTTATGCTTGATTGTGGTTTCAATATTACTAGTGATAGTAAAGACTCTCCTTTACAATGGACTAAACCTTGGGATCAAGCTATTGGCACTTTTTCTGAATATAAGTTTCTTAGCCGTTATTTTGGTCGTGCTGCTGAGGTTAACGGTGTTCCCGTACTTAAAACGGATGATCCTCTTGATTCTATTCGAGGACTTCTTGATCCAGAGAGATTGTTGAAAATGCTCCATTTTTCTGATAAGAAGAAAATGCCTGAGAATTTTCCTTCCCAGGTTTTGTCGTTCGTTCAAGAAGTTCGTGCTTGGTTCGAGGTTGATCCTGATCATTTTGTTATTTCTCGT